ATTGCTAAAAAACTAGGGGTGCCACTTGACGAGTACGCGAAACACAAAAAAGCCACGTGATGGGAACGATATTATGAATGATACAAATATTGATCGAACTCCTCGCGCGTCCGAGACACGCACGGCAAAACCACGCCGGAAGCCTTGGGCACCGCCGTCTTTATTGGACGCTCCCGACCCACCCGAAGGCTATGCCCATCGATGGATAAGAGCCGAAGTTAGGGGTTTTGATGATCGGAAAAATATTTCTGCCCGCATGAGAGAAGGGTGGGAATTGGTCCGAAAAGAAGAATACCCTGAATTTGAAGCTCCAACCATTGATTCTGGCAAATATGAAGGCGTCTTTGGTGTGGGAGGACTTTTACTGGCACGTATTCCAGTAGAGATTGTTGAAGAACGGACTGATTATTTCAAGAATAGAACTTCTGAAGCTATGCAGGCCGTTGATCACGATCTCTTAAAAGAGACGCAGCATCATTCGATGGCGATTCAGAAGCCTGAACGACAATCGCGTGTTACGTTTGGTGGTCCTAAGAAATCTTAGGGTCGCCTGTTTTGGATTAATTTTGCTTTAAGGAGCGACAAATACCATGGCGAATACTAATGGAGCTTGGGGACTTCGACCTGTTGGTAAGGTGGGTCAGAATTCCAACTCCACGGGTGTTTCCGGCTATACAATGTATGAAATCGCCAACGGAAACAGCAATGCAATCTATTACGGCTCTCCAGTCATTCCCCTTTCAACGGGGTATATTGACATTGTAGGGGCTGCGGCAGGTGGCAGTGTTGGTTTGCTTGGTGCTTTTATGGGGTGCAGATATGTCAACAGCACCACGGGAAAACCTACGTGGAGTAATTATTGGCCTGGATCAGGAGCAGATAGTAATCATCCTGTGCGGGCTTTCGTAGCAGATGATCCGATGCAAATCTTTGTTATTGCAACGGATGCCACATGGACGAGTAAGGCTACAGCCAGGGCTGCTGTATTTGCGAATACAGGTTTTGACTCTGGCACCAGTGGTAGTACAACCACTGGACTGTCGTCCGCAAAATTTGATGTTGGGGCAATTGCCACCACGGACACACTAAATCTTCGTGTTCTTGGTTGGGAAGAAGATGCCGCCAACGAAGATTTTACGGCGGCGGGTATTCCTGCTCTTGTCCGGTTGAACAACCACTACAATAGTGCAAATGGTGCTATTGCGGCTGGTACTGTTTCAACTACCGGCGTTTAGGAGGGTTGAATTATGGCTATTAGTAGAGCACAACTTGTTAAGGAGTTGGAACCCGGTCTAAATGCCTTGTTTGGTCTTGAGTATGACCGCTACGACAGAGAACACGAACAGATCTTTTCTATGGAAAGTTCAGATCGTGCCTTTGAAGAAGAGGTCATGTTAAGCGGTTTCGGAACTGCGCCAACCAAAAGTGAAGGCTCTGCCGTCTCATATGACGACGCGCAGGAAGCTTACACGGCTCGGTATACCATGGAGACTATTGCACTCGCATTCTCCATTACTGAAGAAGCGGTTGAAGACAATCTTTATGATCGTCTGGCTTCTAGGTATACGAAAGCTTTGGCCCGTAGCATGAGCCAGACCAAACAAGTTAAGGCCGCAGCGGTTCTTAACAATGCGTTTGACAGCAGCTACACCGGAGGTGACGGCCTGGAACTTTGTTCCACCGCGCATACTTTGGTAAGTGGCAGCACTTTCCGTAATGAACTTTCAACAGCAGCCGATCTCAATGAGACGAGCCTTGAACAAGCCCTCATTGATATTGCAGGGTTTGTTGATGAAAGAGGACTGAAAGTGGCGGTTCGTGGTATCAAAATGGTTGTTCCAAAAGAACTTCAATTTACCTCGGATCGGTTGTTAGAATCTACGCTTCGTGTAGGTACAGCGGATAACGATATCAATGCCGTAAGGAACATGGGAATGCTCCCTGAAGGCTATGATGTTAACCACTTCCTTACTGATACGGATGCGTGGTTCATTATGACGGACGCTCCAAATGGACTTAAAGGTTTCAATCGGACCTCGATTAGAACCTCCATGGAGGGTGATTTCGATACCGGCAATGTGAGGTACAAGGCCCGTGAACGCTATGCGTTTGGTTGGTCGGATCCTCGCGGTATCTTTGGATCTCCTGGCGCGTAAAGAAATGGGGGGAGGGGTTCGCCCCTCCCCTTTTTCTGGGATTTCATAGCCCTAGCGACTGGCCCAGCAGACGCTTACAAGACACTGGGGCAAAACCTTTGTAAGGAGGTAGCCAAATGGCTAACACAACTTTCAACGGAGCCGTTCGTTCAGAGAATGGTTTTAAGGTTATAAATATCGCCTCGACAACTGGGGCTGTTACCGAAACTTCTTCTCAGGCGTCTACAGGTGTTTTCACCAACAAGTACATCAAGCACGTTGGTTACGCGACAGGCGTTACAGTAAACACCACGGCTGGCGACAGCCCTGCTATTGGTGAGTTTACTCAACCCGCTAATACCATTATTACCAATATCAAGATTTTTTGCGCTACGGCTCCTATAATTGGATCGGGCGATATTGGTTACGAGGTTGGAACATCGAGTTCTGGCGCACAGATTGTCGCGGCAGTCACGGATCAGATCTTGGATGGTGGCACGACTGTTGTAGTTGGCAACGTGACGTTGCCTTCTCTGGTTACACAGACCGAAAGTACAACAACGGCTCCCGCCTCCGTGCAGTATACTTCCGCAGAAAGAACGATTTACTGCAATATCACCAATACAGTAGACGCTACCACAGCGGGTTCGTTCACCTTTATTATTGAATATGTGCAGATTGCATAGAGGAATTGGGGTTAGCCCTCTTTTTCTTTTAAAAGGAGGTTTCTATGGCTGATGCTGTAACCGCAACAACAGTAGTTGATGGTGCTAGGACTGCCGTAATTTACTGTACAAATACCAGCGATGGAACCGGAGAATCCGCTGTCACTAAAGTAGATGTGTCAGGACTTTCTTCTCTTCAAAACGGTACTGCTTGTACAGGAGTAAGACTTGAAAAAATTGTTTTTTCAAACGTTGGCATGGGCGTAAAACTACTGTGGGATGCCACTGCTGATGTTATTGCGGCTGAACTACCCGCTGATTATGCGGATACTTTAGATTATTCCGATATTAGCGGCCTCCCTAATGTTGCAGCTTCTGGGGGGAAAACTGGGGACATACAGCTTACGACAGTAGGGCATAGCAGTGGGGATACGTACTCTATTGTTCTTTATTGTTTAAAAGAATATTAGACCCATGAGTGACGTTGAGCGAAAGAATGAATTAGACATTGTCCAAATACGCGGCGAAATACAACTTTTATCCCAAAAACTTGATTCTATGAAAAAAAACGATCTTTTTCATATCCAAAAAGCCATAGACGGAATTAATAAAGTTTTATGGGCCGTGGGGATTTTACTTTTAGGACAACTAGCTTTCGCCATTAAGGCGGCTCTTTGGAGTTGAGGCTTGGGGGCCTTTATTGTTATGGCTGTTTCCGGATCAAAAGATTTTGAACCAGATGTCGCTGAGTATATAGAAGAAGCCTTTGAGCGATGTGGTCTGGAATTAAGGACCGGCTATGACGCCAGAACGGCTCGTCGTTCTCTTAACTTCTTGTTTGCAGACTGGGCAAATCGTGGTCTCAATCGTTGGACCATTGAGCAAGTAACTCAAACTGTTGCGGCAGGTATTATTGAATATCCCCTGGGGACAATTACTTTATCTGTTGCGGCGAGCGGAAGTTTTTCACTTGCTGAAACCATAACCGGAGGAACTAGCGCGGCTACTGCTTATGTTATAACAAAGCCTTCGGCCACGAGTATGACTATCTCGGTTCCTTCGGGAACTTTTGTGGCCGCAGAAACAATCACTGGAGGAACCAGTGCTGCTACGACAACTGTTTCTTCGGCACCCTCTCTGGTAGATGTTCAATCGTCCATAGATATTTTATCTGCGGTTATTCGGCGCAGCAGCCAAGATATTTCTATCCAACGCATGAGCCGGGATGATTATTTAAATATTCCAGATAAAACAACCACTGGACGACCCGTTCAATTTTATGTTGATCGTCAAATTACCCCTGTAATTAAAATATGGCCCGCCCCAGAGAACAGCACTGATCAACTTATCTACGATAGGTTGGTTCGTATAGACGATGCAGACACATCTGTTAATACAATTGAGGTCCCTTTTCGCTTTTATCCTTGCCTAGCTGCGGGACTGGCATATTACATTTCATTGAAACGAGCCCCCGATAGAATACAGATTCTAAAAACTATTTATGAGGAAGAGTTTGAACGTGCGGCTTCAGAAGACCGGGATAGAGCCTCTCTCTCCATAGTTCCATCGGAATCCAGCTTGCGGGCGGTAGGATAATGGCTAGATTTGCTTCTAATAAATATTCCCTGGGGATTTCAGATCGATCCGGCGTAGCATATAAGTTACGCGACATGAAAAAAGAGTGGACAGGTTTCTTGGTCGGGAAAGATGAATGGGAAGCTAAACAACCGCAACTCAACCCTTTGAAAGTGGTGGGGGATCCCCAAGCTTTGAAAAACCCTAGACCAGATAGAACAGAACCCGCTGTTACGGTTCTGTTGCCTTTCAATAGTTTTCGCTCGGCAGGATCAGGAACAACAACAATAACGGTAACAGAACCGGGACATGATCGCTCAACGGGGGACACTGTAAGATTTAGAGATATAAACCCCTTTGATGGCTTTACGGAAAGTATGCTGGAAACTGCGGCAGGATTTTCTATAACAAAAGTTGATTCCGCGAGCTATACCTTTGTTGCAACTAGTGGGACAGCAACATCGGGCAATGTTGCTGGTGGCGGGGGGTTTGCGTCGGCGGGTCCCGTAACTGTGAGCGCGTAACATGGCTTTTACATTCACAACCCTAAAGACGGCCATTCAGGACTACACCCAGAATACGGAGACTACTTTTACGGGCCAGCTATCAAGATTTATTGTAAATTCCGAAGAGAGAATTTTAAAGGAATGTCAGCTTGATGTTTTTCGTAAGAATGTGTCTGGATCATTAACCAGTGACATAAAATTCTTAACTAAGCCCACAGATTTTCTTGCGCCATTTTCTTTAAGCGTAATAGTTAGTTCAGAAAACAAACTTCTTCTGTATAAGCAGGTAACATTTTTACAGGATTACACGCCAAACCCAGCCACTACAGGGGAACCGTTATATTATGGCGACTGGAATGACGAAACTTTATTAATAGCTCCCACTCCAGATTCTGCTTATAACGTTGAATTACATTATTTTTACAGACCCCAATCAATCACCGCATCCAGCGATGGAACCAGTTGGCTTGGGACGAATGCCGAGTTGGCCCTTCTGTATGGTGCCCTAGTTGAGGCCTATACTTTTATGAAAGGCGAACAAGATTTATTGTCTCTTTATAACAATAGATTCATGGAAGCTATTCAGTGGTTGAAGAATCTTGGCGAAGGTAAGCAAACCAGAGATGAATACCGTTATGATCGTGTTCGGAAAGATGTCGCATGATTGATCTTACCGGAAAGGGGTCGGGGATCCGGCTGTTGAAAGGAGCCTCGGTAGCCCTAGTTGGATTAGGGGATTCTCAGCGAGAATATACCTCTTCAGTGGCTAATGGAACAGAATACGATGAGGTGTGGGCAATAAACTCTATGCTGGCACCTATTAAGCATGATCGAGTGTTTATGATGGATCCGCCATCAAGGTTTTTTGATACTGATCTAGCTGGTAAGCAAACATCTGCTCTTAGAAGAGAACTTCCTAAACATCCCGGTCCCATATATACATGCGAGCTTGATAGTAGAGTTCCCGGAGCAGTTCTTTATCCTCTAGAGGAAATTGTCGCCAAAACAGGTCTTTGTTATTTTAATAATACAATTCCTTATGCCATAGCTTTCGCCATATATAATGAAGTAGGAAAACTTTTCTTATACGGCATAGATTATTCTTATAAAACTAATCTTCATATGGCTGAATCAGGGCGCGCATGTACAGAGTTTTGGCTCTCGGCTGCTGTTGCAAGAGGTATGCGGATAGATGTGGCTTCGTGTTCGGCTCTTTTAGATACCGATGTCCCTATAGAAGAAAAACTATACGGATATCATAGATTAGATGATCCATTAATAATGAATCTAAAAGATGATACACTTACGCTGATACAAAAATCGAACATTGAACCCCCGGAACCCTTGGATGTTCAACCGGTTTTATTCGAGAGAAACGATAAAATTGTCTCAATGCAGGGGAAAGTATAATGTTTGATGTAAGTTCTTCTGTTTCAGTGGGAAATATAAAGGTACTCACTACCGATAATAGAGGTCATTCTATAGAAGAAGTTGCCCAGATGGCAGCGGATAGGATTCTTTATGTTGCTGATGAAGCACCTGCTCCCATACGAGATCAGGCTCAAGCGTTCAAGGATACGTTGAAGCAGACACTAATTTACTATATGCGGCAAGCGATAAAGCAAGACAGGGCGACAATTTGTGCTAAACTAAGGCAGAGTGGTTATTCCAATCTAGCCGATAATCTAAGGAGTTTGTGATATGGCTATAGCGCAGGCAATGTGTACTGCATTTAAGAGCGAGGTCTTAAAGGGCACGCACGATTTCTCCGCTTCCGGGGGTAATAGTTTTAAATTAGCTTTATATGCGGAAGGTAGTGGTGGTAAAA